TGAGTCTTTTGGTCTTCCTGCCACTGCTGATTTTATGTTTGCCCTTATCTCTACTGAGGAGCTTGAACAACAAGGTCGCCTCATGGTCAAACAACTTAAAAACCGATACTCAGACCTTGTTACCTCAAGAAAATTCATGGTGGGAATTGACAGATCAAAGATGAAGCTGTATGATGTAGCGGACGATGCTTCCGCTATCAGCATCGATAGTGAAGATCCTGGTGAGGACTTTGCTCAATTTACACAAACACAAAACCGTCTATCTAAATTTGCTGAGTGGAATGTATGATTAATTTTAGTAATTATGAAGAGTTCGTGGCACAGGTTACTTCCAATGCTTCAACGAACTTTGTTGACTTCGCTGATCGTATTGGCGAGTTGGATCGTGAGGGTGCCAATATTGAGCGTCTCCTTACTGCTGGTGTTGGGATTAATGCTGAAGGTGGTGAGTTCCTTGAGATCATTAAGAAGATGGTCTTCCAAGGTAAGGCTTGGAACGCAGACAATCGAGAGCATCTTATTATTGAGTAGGTATCTCCATGGAAGATGTCCTTGATACCAACATCAAGAAACTTGCTAAACGTTATCCTGAAGGAACCTTTGATGCTTACTATTCTGAGAACCGTGCTGCTGACGATCGCTGATGCTTAGTTTCTGGATTCACTTGGTAGCATTCTTCCAAGTTGTCGTGATGAATTGTATTCAACCTGCCAACTGGAAGTATTGCTATCGGGTGGATCAGTGGTTGATCCCAGATCTCGTAGAAGGATATGAGATCTGGTCTGGCAAAAAACATCCATATCAGAATGAAAAAGACTATCTCAACAACCTCCCATCTAAATAATTAGACGGGAGGTTTTCTTATGGCATATCAGAATATAGATAAACGAAAAATCCTCAATACTATTAAGGGTGATAATGCTACGAGAAAGTTATTGGGGCAAGTTCTCGCAACTGCAGGAACAGGAGCGATATGGAGATATGAACCAGACATCAAAAAAACTGGTGGTTGGAATTTGTCCTGGCCAAAAGGATCTCAACAGATAACTTTAAAAACACAAAAAACTTATATTCAAAATATTATTAATAAGTATAGGGCATCAAAACTGGTTCAAGGTAAAGTCAAAGACGATGCCATTACATTGCAGATTGGACCACAGAAAATAAAGTTTGAACAGACTGGAGCAACTACGGATTCATCTGGTAAAAAAATCCCAGAAGCAACGATGACTCGTATGCAGGAGATGGGTTCTGCGTGGATCTTTAAAAGATCTATTCAAGATAATATAGTCTTTAATAAACCAAAAGATATTAAAGATGATATTACTACAATGGATGAGTTGAAAAGAATCTGGAAGAGTGTTGGAGATGCTGATGAAGTCGGTGATGATTGGATAGAAAACTTTTACAAACAAAATAAAACTCTTCTTGCTAAAATTGGAAGACCAACATTTACAGAATTTAATCGTGAAGGTGGATTCATGGATTGGATTACTAAGTTAGTAAAAGATGAATATGGAATTTCTAAAAAAGACAATTGGAATCCCGCTGATATTTGGTTGATTCAAAATGAGGAAAAGTGGAAAAAGGTAATTACTGACGCAATTTCTCCAAATGGATATAGAGGAAGAAGATCTCAAACTATCGAAGAATTGAATGCTATCTTTAGAACACTTTTTAGAAGTAAACAAATATTTGGTGTATCTTTGAAAAAGATAAGTGGTAACGAAGCAAAATATGAAGAGGTAAATGTAAGATCTTCTTTCTTTAAAGACATTGAATCAATGACATTTAAAGTTGATAAGTTGCAATCTTTTTGTGGGAGAAAGGGAACTGGATTTCAAACACAGGACAGTAGAATGTTTGTTGTCGATGGAAACAAGGAATATAATTTTCAGATAAAAGCAAATAGTAGTACAAAAATGTCTGGTTTAAAATATGAACCAACTGCAAAAGGTTCTGGAGCTGCAAGACTCGGTAAAGCAACTGTTGAGTTGGTTGTTGATCTTCTGAAAGATAATGGATTTTCTTTTAATAAAGAATTTTCTGCTTACCCACAAACTGCGGATGAATTTTTAGCAGAAGAAGTTAAGTACAAAAAGATCTTTGCAGATTTGTTTCGTTCCAATGTTGACTTTGGGGATGCCGAAACTCCAGATGCTTTGTATGATATTTTTCTTAGTGTCTTTGGAACTGAACCACATGTAGCTAATTCAAAACTGCAACAACTTACTTTTTTCCATTTAATAACCAGACTTAAATTTGATGAATTGAATGAGTTTGGAACTGATATGGTATTCCTTGCGATGAAAGCTGGTCGCAGATATGGTCCATTTGCAAAGTTATACTGATGTCTAAAAACACACACTTAGAACACTTAGAGGATAGTATCTTGCTTGATGGAAAGCAGGGTGCAACTGATGCATTTAAATTTTTAGATTTGCTTGCTAAAACTTTTAGTGGTCAAGGAAATAATAATTTTAAAATCACTACAAAATGGGACGGTGCTCCTGCTATATTTTGTGGCATGTATCCTGGAACTAATAGTTTTTTTGTTGGTACTAAATCTGTCTTTAATAAAGATGCAAAAATCAATTTTGCACCTGATGATGTAGATTACAACCATGGACATGCACCAGGATTGGTTTCGAAATTAAAAGATGCTTTGAAGTATTTTCCTGCACTTGGAATTACTGGAGTTGCCCAAGGAGATCTATTGTTTACGGATGATAAAAAATTTGAAACAATTAATGGCAAAAGGTGTATAACATTTCAACCAAACACGATTACCTATGCAATTCCTGAAGGGTCTCCATTTTATGAAAAAGCAAAACAAGCAAAGATAGGAGTAGTATTTCATACTACTTACAAAGGCAGTACAGTTGATGGATTGAGTGCTACTTTTGGGTATGATATATCAAAATTGAATCAAACTTCCGATGTTTTAGTTTTGTCTGCCGAGACTGATCAATTGGGTAAAGATACTCTTATTACAAAAACAGAAAAAATTCAACTCAAAAGAATGAAATCCGCCAGTGGATCTTTGATTCGAATTGCTGGAGATTTTTTAGATGAAGTTGCAAGTCAAATAGAAGCAAATGATCAACTTACGGTTGGTCCAAGACTAAAAATTTATTTCAACACTTATGTTCGACAAGGTAGGAAAGTCAGCAGTGCTAAAAAATTTGTCGAAGACTTTAAAAAATACTTCGAAGGTGAAGTAAAGAAAGCAGCAGATAAAGTCAAAACTCCTAAAGCAAAAGCAACTAAACTTGCCAAGTTATATGCAGGACTTGATTTTATAGAACAAAATGAGATAGCTTTGGTTAAAACAGTGGGACTATATACTACACTACAGAATGCTAAAAACTTCTTTGTTCGCAAACTTGAAAAGGGAGAGAAGTTCGGAACATATTTGAGGACTGAAGATGGTTATAAGATAACTGCTCCAGAAGGATATGTTGCTATTAGGGAAGGAACTAACGCAGTCAAGTTAGTTGATAGATTATCGTTTAGTGTTGCAAACTTTAATGTATCTAAAAACTGGGTTGCTGGGGATCAATGAGTAGAGTAGTAGTTGCTTGGGGAAGATTTAATCCTCCAACAATAGGACATGAAAAGTTAATTGAAGCAGTTGCCAGAATTGCAAATGGCGATGACTATTTTATCTATCCTACTCACACTCAAAAGATACCGAAAGATCCTTTATCTTCTGATTTGAAAGCAAAGTATATGAAGATGATGTTTCCCAGACATGCAGATCATATCATTTACGATAAGAGTGTGAATACAATTATAAAATTACTTCAAAGGTATCAAGGTGAATATGAAAACTTGACATTAATAGCTGGATCTGATAGAGTTCCTCAATACGAAACACTTGTTGAAAAGTATAATGGAATTGAATATACTTATCGGAATTTAGAAGTTGTTTCTGCTGGGGAGAGAGATCCTGATGCCGATGGCGCTTCTGGAATGTCAGCCAGTAAAATGAGAGCAGCTGCTAAAGAAATGAAAACCAGAGATTTTATAAGTGGTATTCCAGACACCATAAGTACTCAACAGAAATTAAAATTAATGGAAGAAGTCCGTAAAGGTATGGGATTGAAATGAAAGATTTTAAGAAATTACGAGAAGAAGCAATACGTCAACACCAGCGCCAGAAAGAAATTTTCAAAGAAGGTGATGCTGTTATGTCATCCCGTACTGGGGATAAAGGACATATACACCGTGTAGGGGGTAATTATGCTATCGTAATTTCTGAGGAAGGTCAGATGTTCCGTGAGTGGATCAAGAATATTAGATCTATAAATAATACGAGAAGAACCTCCTTATTAAACGATGAAATATCAGAAGCCAGTTAATAACGTCAACAGCAATGATGAGTTTTCGTCTGGGTTGATGGAAGCTTATGGTAAGTGGATGGGAGGTGATACCTTCCAGAACACTGCTCCTGTGGAACTAAACCTTTCAGAAGCACCTTTCGATGGTATGGATCCTCAGTCGA